AGCTAATTCTATGTGGAACGACCAACAATTTGGTTATATTCAAGCTAGGCAAGAAGCATACGGAAGTATTGCAGACCAATTAGATATGCAATATTGGGATAGTGTTAATGGAACAACCACTTGGGCAGACCATATAGCACAAGTTAAAGCTGATAATCCTAAACCTGCCTAATGAAACTTGATGTCATAAGACACCAATTCGGCTCAGACGCAACAAATGGAATGCTATTTATTGACGGTATTTTTGAGTGCTACACATTAGAAGATGAATATCGAGATGTAAAAGTAATGCACGAAACTTGTATTCCTGAAGGCGAATACGAAATAAAATTTAGAACTGTTGGTGGTTTTCACACAAGATACTTAAGTAGATATGGTGCTGATTGGCACAAAGGTATGTTGTGGCTTCAAGATGTTCCTGAATTTGAATATATATTAATTCACACTTTAAATGATTCTACGCAAACATCAGGTTGTTTAGGTGTTGGCTCAGTTCAACAAGATTTAGATTTAGACGCTAAAGGTTTAATCTCTCAAAGCACAGACGCATATAAACGCTTATACCCAAAGGTTAGAGACGCTTTACTTAATGGAGAAAAAGTAACAATTAAATATTCCAAAATAAATCTTGGAGAAAATATCTCAAATGATTCTCCACCTGATATGTTGCACCCTAGTTTTATAAAAGAAGATATATCAGAGATTAAAGGTTTAATTAGAGAAATTTTAGTAAAATTATCAGGTAGAACAATAACTTAATCAAAGGATTCTTTGAAATTAATTTGTCATTTGTGCAACCAAGACACAAAACTTTTTAAAGTTGGATATAAATGTGTCAATAAAGATTGCAAATTATATGCTAAGGTATTGTTAAGCAACCCTAATAAAAAGGAAGAAGAATGAGAAATAAAGAATATTGGAAATTTATTTTAAGTAAGGCTTTTCGTACAGGGTTGCAATCTGCAATTTCTTTGTATTTAGCAAACTCATCAGGAATCATAGACGCAAATATGTTTGAATTAATAGGTGTTGCGTTTTTGAGTTCAGGATTAGCAGTTGTGCAAAATGGTCTTGAACAATATAAACCAAAAATTACCTACGACAATAAGTAGGTTTAATGAAAACACAAGTTAATTTATCACAAATTCTGCAAGGTGGTTTAGCAGGATTAGTCGCTTGGTTATTTAAAACTGTTAATGAACTACAACAAATGGCAGTAGTTTATCAAGTTCAAATAGATAAATTAGAACAAGTTGTTGTTGATTTGGCTTTGAGAGAAAAAGAATTAAACAATGCTTTAACAGAAGTTCTTATCAAATTAGGTGGTAGCTAATGCAAGAACTTTTAAAAAAAAACATTGAAGATTGGTCTAAACCTTTTGTAGCTTGTATCTTAGGTATGACTTCAGGAATTGATTTATCTGCTGAGCATTTATTTATTGCTTTTAAAACTGCAACAATTACATTACTTTTAGGTATTATTATTAAAAATATAAAAGGATAATTATGGATTACTTTATAGGATTTTTAATAGGTTATTTTTTAAAAGAGATTAGTTCTTTTATTAAAAGAGTAAGTAAATGGGATTTATCAAACCGTTCTGTTTTTGATAAAGATTGGGATTTTTTTGATTATGACAGATAAATGTAGTACAACTCGCAACGAAGAAGGAACATACATTACTATTTGTAATTGCAAATATGGTAGTGATAACTGTAAGGAAAATTAATTGATAAAGAAATTGTGGTCTTGGTGTGTAGAATCAGTAAAAGAAACACTTAACCTTGCTTGGACTTTGTCAGGTTTAGCTATTGCGACTTTGGTCAATGTTTAATGTAAAACAATACAAAAATAAAGGAGAATAAAAATGGTACAACCAACAGAGCCTTATAGTCGGCTTAAAAACTATACACAGAATATGACAATTACAATTGCAACAGACGACCAAAATAGTAATAGCTTTGATATGCAAGGTAGTAAATTAAGAGCTTTAATTATGCCTAGTGTTTTAACAAGTAATAAGTTTCAACTACAGTTCAGTATAGACAATTCATTTTGGTATAACTTTACAAATATAACAGGAGTAACTCAAGACATACAACATAGTGCTGACGGTTTAGTTTTTTTGAATGATTTTGATTTTTTATCTGACGGATATTTAAGAGTTAGAACTAATTCTTCGGAACTTGCAGATAGAACATTTATAGGAATATTTGGTTGATACTATGTGTATGGTAACTAAAAAAGATGACGGCTCTTTTGTACAGATTTGTAATTGCAAACACGGAAGCGAACATTGTAAGGAAAATTAATGGCAGATAATAACGGTAATGGAATGACACAAAAAGAGATGTTATTGCTTGTCTTAGAAGGACAAGATAAGATAAATTCTCGCATTGATGAACTTCACGAGAAGGTAAATACAAAGATTTCTAGGTCAGAGCTTTTAGCTACTGCAACCTTTATTGTTATATTAATTGGTGGAATTATCCAATATAGTGCTTAAATTAGCCATTTAGAGCCGTTTTAAGAGCATACTTATAGGATTTAGGTATAACTTACCACCCTAAAATAATTTAAAAAAAACTTATAAATTTCTTATTTTTGTGTTGCATAGTTATTTATTTCTAGTAATCTTTGATTATGAATGAAACAACAAAGATATTTAAAAAGAACTTGGACATCAATGTTCAAGACTTTGTATATATAACTGCTTTAGACCTTAAAGTAGAAGAAGATTCTTATGACAAATGCTTTACTTGTGGTAGTTGGGCAGGAGAAGTTATTGAACTTAAGAATATTGGTAACAATGAGTTCCCTTCAAAAATTAGAGTTGGACTATCTTGTGCAGATTACTTTGAACTTCCTGATAATGCTTCTGCTTTATTATTAGCAAAACAGAGAAGTGCTGAAAGAAAAGCACAAGAAGAATATTGGGCAAAAAATAGAGCTGAATTTTTTGTTAAAGAGCCACAATTAGCTCAAATGGGAGAATTTCTATCAACAAAAAATGACTATTATGCACAAAAATTTAACAATGTAAAATATGATGTTCAAGATTCTTACATAGAATGGTTAAGAGAATTAACTTTAGATATGTGGCAAACACAAGTTGATGAGCTTGTTAATGAATTAAGATTTGAAAATGCTACACAATTAGAAAACGGACTACAAGAAGTAACAGGTAAAGTAATAAATATATACTTTGCAGAAACACAATGGGGTAGCCAAGAGAGAATAGTTCTTGATGTAAATGCAAACACTTTATTTGTAAATGTAACTAAAGCATTAGATGAAGTAAATGTAAATGATACAATCACAATCGAATTAGAAGTATCAATGTTCGATACAGATACTAATGGAGAATTTGTAGATAAAACACTAAAAGGTATGGGTAAAGCAGGTAGAAGAAAACTAATCAACCATATCAAAGCATAATTAAAAGACCCTAGAAGCTATTGCTAGTATCTAAGGTCTTTTTTTTTATTTTAAATCACAAATTCGTTAATTTATGATTTATAATACTTTTGTGAAAGTAAAAGGAACAAGTTGTATGTTCTGTGGCAAACATCTTACCACATATCAAGGTAGTTTGTTTTGCGATAACAGAAATTGTTTGTATAGAAATTCTAAACAAACTGACTTACAATATATAAACAATTAAATAAAGGAGAACAATGCCTTCATTAATTATTGAAGGTGTGATTGTTTGTTTATTATCTTTGCCACCAACGGCAAATGATATGGACATATTCCTAGATTGCAGGGAACAATACGAGAAGGTTGAAGTTGTACAACAATGGCTTCCTATTCTTCAAACACACTTTAAAGAAGAAGATTTATTACAAGCAAGTCTAATGATTTACTGTGAATCAACAGGCAGACCACACGCAGTTAATATCAATAATAATGGAACAAAAGATGTAGGTTTGTTTCAATTTAATGACCAAACTTGGAATTGGTTAAAACAAAAATTGAAATTTAGTGGAAGTAGAAAAGACCCAATCTTAAATATCAAAGTAGCTTCGTGGTTGTTCTATAATGACGACAAGGGAAAACATTGGAGAAGCTCAAGGAGTTGTTGGAATTATGACTTTTAATTTTAAAGACCAAGATAAGATTGGCAAGATTGGAGAGAAACTAATCCTTGCACATTACAATTCAATAGAAGATGAGAAGGGACATAAGTTCCACGCAAGAAAAACAAGAATGGAAGAACAACTTAAAGGTGCTGACATTTGGGTTTTCAATACACAATTAAATTCTAAATTTATTGAAGTTAAAACAGATACTCAAATTAATGAAACTAATAATCTTGCATTGGAATATTTAATTGAACAAGAGAATGGAGAACTTGCTATTGGTTGCCAAATGAAAACATTTGCAGATTATATGATGTATTGGACTTATCCAACAAACTTTGTTCGCTATTGGAATCCTACAAACTTATTACCATTCCTTTTGACTTGGATAAAGAATGATACTTACAGAACAGTTAAAGTTGAGAATGAAAATGAGAATGGAGATAAATGGTTGGCACATTGTTTACTTGTACCAACATCTGATTTTGATACACTTGGATTTATAAGTTCATTTAGAGTAAGTTTAAATATTTTAGAGAAGGTGTTAGATGAATCGAGAGTTTGATATTAGAGATGATGAAACTTTTTCTGATTGGAAAAGACGCAAACACGAAGAACAAGGTTTACAGGGTTTAGGTCAAAAGAATCGTAAGAATAGAGAAGGTTGGTCTGAAAATCAAAAGCGTGGTCTTACTAATAAAAATAAAGGTAGAAGAAAACAGAATCTAGCTAGGAAAAAATTAAAAATACCTGATACAAAGTTTCGTTCTCAAATGGGTAATGAAGAATCTTGGCAAGGAAAAGTTCGAGTAGAAGTTAAAGCAGGAAAACAAGTACAACCATTATGGACTAAATATTTAAAAGCAAAAGAACAGTCTGATAAAAATGTTGCAATAGGAGATACAAGACCATTTATGTTTGTTGCTATGCCTGACGGAACTTCTAATGGATTAGTTGTAGTAGAGCTTGATAAGTTAGATGAAGTTGTCTTTGCTTTACTTGAAACTTGGGAAGAAACTAGCTAAGCTAAGCTAAGCTAAAAAAGGAGAATGATGAAAACTTTTGGGAACAAATATGTATTTTTATATTTAGTAGCTATTGTATTAGCAAATATAACAACTGCTATTTTTGGTGCAAGTTGGTCTATTGTAAATGCTTTTTTGTTTATAGGATTAGATTTAACTTGTAGAGATAAACTACACGAACATTGGAAAAATGATAACTTGTTTTGGAATATGTTAATACTTATTCTATCAGGCTCATTGATGTCTTATTTACTCAATTCAAGTGCAGGAATAATAGCAATAGCTTCCTTTACTGCATTTTTATTAGCAAATATTGTAGATGTATTTATCTACCAAAAATTAATTAATAAATCAAAGTTAATAAAAATTAATGGAAGTAATGTAGGGTCAGCTATAGTTGATTCTTTAGTATTCCCAACAATAGCATTTGGTGGAATACTTTGGACTATTACACTAGGACAATTCTTAGCAAAAGTCTTAGGTGGCTATATATGGTCTTTAGTAATTAATTATGTTGATACTGATAGCTAAAAGTCAAAAATATATAAACGAATATCCAAATAAATATATTGGTAGATTGTTTATTCCTGATTTACAAAGCAAAGCTGAAGATACTTTTGATTCAAATTATATCTATGGTGTTGATAATGGTTGCTTTGTAGAATTTAAGGAATCAAAATTTAGATTACTATTAGAAAAAATACAAGGTCAGGACAACTGCAAGTTTGTGTGTTGTCCTGATGTTGTAGGTAAATTTAAAGAAACTATGGAACTATTTGACGAATGGCAACCAATTATAAAAGAAACAGGACAACCTGTTGCTTTGGTATTACAAGACGGTGCAACTAAAGACAATATACCTTTTGATAAATTTGATTCTGTATTTGTAGGTGGCACTACGGAATATAAGTTAGGACAAGAAGTTAGAGATATTATTAAAATTGCAAAGCAAAAAAACAAATGGGTACATATTGGAAGGGTAAATTCTAATAAAAGAATTAATTATTGTTTAAGAATTGGTGTTGATAGTATTGACGGATTGTCTTTTTCTAAATTTCATAAAACACATTTACCAAGAGGTATAGCTCTATTAAAACAAGAGTCTTTACTTGAAACTTGGGAACAATAAAAAAACCCACCTACCGAAGCAGGTGGGTTAATTTCATTAATTTTACTTCCAATTTGCAAAGTCATCAGCGTTGTAATTAACACTTGTCCAAAAACTTGCATAAGGTTGATGAGATATTCTATCTCTACCACGATAAGATATTGAAAAATCCTTGCTACCATTTTCAAAGTCTCTCACAGTAAAAATATATACATTAACAACACATTCTGCATTGTCATCATCATTTTTCATAAATGCTTGAAATCTATGTGTAGTAGATTCTTCTAGGTCAAGTTCTCCTGCTAATGCTTTATTAAATATAGCAAATGCAATTTTTTCTTCAATATTCATAGTTTGTCCTATGTTATTTTTTGTTTCAAGTGTCAATGTATTTAAGCCAAATGCTTCTGACTTTATCCATTCATCACTTCCTCTTTTATTTTTTGCTAGTCCTACTACTGCTAGTTTTTTATTTGTCATTGAAATCAACTCCCTTCTTTTTTCATTCTTTGTTAATTTCATAATCTAAGATTACTACTTTGTAATACATATACAAGTATTTCTTGTAAATTTTATAAAGAATAAACCCAATGTTTATAGGCTTTAAGGTATGCCCAAAAAAAAACTTTAAAATATTCCCAAGAAATACCCTAAATATCACACTAATACTTTATAATTTAAGTAAGTTAAACAGGACGTAATATGACACTTAAAGACTATCTCGAAACCTACGAGAGAAAACCACAGAAGCGTGGTTACTTCTATTCAACTGAGAAGCGTGAATCTGAATGGGAAGAAGTTTTATCTGCTCTTAATAATGGTTTTAATGATACTCAAGCATTAGTTGATTGGCTAATTGATGAATGTGGTTGGACAGGTGTTACTGCTAAAACAATAAGTAATAGAATCAATGAGCAAAAACAAAGAATCAGAAAATCTAAATAAGTTTCTTGAACGCTATAACGACAAGAAACATAACGAAGCATTAGCTAAAGAAAAATATCCTACAGGTTGGCAACCACACGCTGAATATGACCCAAAGACTAATAAAGGTACACTAGTTTCTCGTGGCACAAAAGAACAAGAGCCTGAGTTTGCAACCTTACTAAGTGAATGGGGATTCGACCCTAACGAATATGAAGTGGTCGGAAATTTGCAAGTAAGAACTTGGGATATGAATATGGGAGACGGTAATATCGAACAGGCTTGGTATTACAAAGCTGACATAAGAAAAAAAGTTCCTGATAGAGATACAGATTATGCAAAGCTCTTAAAAGAAATCAAATCACATAAGCCTAAGAAGTCAGATGTACTTAAGGGAGATTCTGCATTTATGTATTATGTTGCAGATTGGCAAATGGGTAAACGAGACGGAAAAGGTAGCGAAGATATTGTTAATAAAGTTTTAGCTTCACTCGATACTGCAAATGCAAGACTTAAAGAATTAAAAAAAGTAGGACACAAAATTGATGAAGTGTATGTCATTGGACTTGGAGATATTGTTGAGAATTGTAATCTCTCAGGTTGGTATTCGAGTCAAGTTTGGAATACAGACTTACACTTACGAGACCAAGTTACAGTTGCAAGAAGATTGCTTTGGAAGATTGTAAAGAATTTTGCAGACCAAAACTATAATGTAGTTCTCTCAGGTGTAACTTCTAATCACGGACAAAACAGAAGTGGTAAACAATCTTTAACAACAGAAGAACTTGATAATCTTGACTTGCAGATATTAGAACAAGTTGGAGATTTGGTTTATGCGTCAGACTACAAGAACATCAAAGTTGTTGTTCCTGAATCTCCACATCTCTTACTTGATGTCAAAGGCTACCTTATGGGTTTTACACACGGTCATCTTTCGAGTGGGTCGGGTACACCTGCAAAGAAGATAGAGAATTGGTGGAAGGGTCAGATGTTTGGACTAAATGAAGCAGGAGAACAACCTGTTGGTTTAGCCAAGATGATAGTACACGGACATTATCATCACTTTACTGCCGTGCAACAAGGTGGCAGAACAATAATGGGAGTTCCTGCTATGAGTCCTTCAACTGATTTTCAAACTAGAACAGGTTACTCAACATCAACAGGTGTAGTAACAATGACAGTTACTAAAGACGGTTGGGATAATTTAAAAATTTTATAATAAAAGATTGCATTAAAATAAATCTGCGATTAATGTATATAGAGTATCGAAAAGGAGTTGATATGGAAGAAGGAATAACATTAACAGGGTTTGTTCAAGGCAGAGTAGATATTGTCGTGAAACAAAGCTATGGTAGTGAATATAAAGCTAGTGGTTGGATAAACATTGAGCCTGTATTCTCTTATCAAAGACCAACAAAGATACTTAAGAAGGTATCTGAATTAAACAAAGATAAATTCCCACAGTTCAAATTCCAATTAAATATGAGAGCAGTTCCTGTATTTAATCAAGATGATGAACTTGTAACAATTTATGATGTTGATATAGAAGGAGAAGAAGAATGAGTGAAGGAGATTTCATAATATTATTTGGAACAATGTCGTTCCTATTTTTTACAGGAGTTTTCGTTCTAATAGTTGAATGGTTAGCTCTTAAATTATTCCCTGAGAAATTCATTGATAATACTAAGTTGAGTGAAGAATTAGACTTGTTATATTCTGAATTATCAAAGGGCAAAGAAATAAATATTGCAGATTACATTAAGGAGAAAATATGACGCAAGATATATTAGGTACTGCTGAAATTGGTGCTTGGCTTGGTGTTACTAGACAAGAAGTCGCACAATGGAAATTTCAAGGTAAACTTCCTACACCTGATTACCAATTAAAAGCAACACCTGTTTGGAAAAAAGAAACATTAAGTGAATGGAGAAATAATAACACTTGGGTAGAAACAAGAGTTAATAGTTCAAAGGAGTTAGTAAATGGATAATAAAGATAATTTAATTGTACGACAAGTAGCTATCAAAGGTGCTATTGAGTTAGCCTGTAATTCAGATTTTAAATTTGAAGGTCTTGATTCTATTTTTGATACTGCACAGAAACTTGAAGAATGGATTTTATCTCCGTTTGCTCAGACATCTGTTGTTAGTACACCTGCAACGCAACCAAGCCCACAACCAACCGTGTTATCACAAAGCCCTGTGGGTCAAGGAGAGCTAAAATGTCCTTCTTGTGCGTCTAAGGTGTACGACAACAGAGCAGACAAGAAATCAGACAAAAGCCCTAATTTTAAATGTGGCAACAAACAATGTACAGGTGGAAATAATGGCTTCCCTTATGCAAGTTGGTCTGATGAGCCACCTGCTGAATTGTTCGCTAATTACAAACCACAAGATTTGGTACAACCTAAATCTTTAGATGATATTACTGATTCAGATACTCCCTTCTGATTGGTATAGTACGGTGCTGAGTGAGTATCTTGACGCAGGTACTCACTTAAGCATAGTTAGGACATTATGAGAATAGAAGCAGATAATTACTTTGCAATAATACCTGAGTGGATATTAGACGCAGACATAAGCCCAAGAGCAAAGAACTTGTATTGTATCTTATGGACTTATGCTGATAGAAAAGACGGCTCTTGCTATCCAAGTGTTACAACACTATCAAAAAGAGTTGGAGTTAGTCGAGCTAATACTCACAAACTATTAAATGAGTTAATTGATATTGGTGCAATAGAAAAAAAGAATAGATTTAAAGATAATGCAAAGCAAACTAACTTGTATTATCTAAAAACAAGCAATCCATATCTTAAATCTGATACCACTATATCTAGTAGTATCGCTGATGATACTAGGGGTAGTATTGCAGACGATACAAGGGTAGTATCGGAGACAGTACATAGAACTATAACCAATGAACTAAAACCATTAGAACAAGAATATGTGGACAAGCCACAAGTAAATAAAATTGATGAAGAAGAATTAAAAAATAGAAAAGCTCTTTACAAGGTATTCTGTGAGCAACTTGGTTATACACCTAGAACTCAAGGAGAGAAGTCAGGTTGGTTTAAAGTTTGCAAGGAACTGACTGAAGCAGGAATAACACCAAGTATGCTTGAAGGCTCTATAACTGCTTATAAGAAGCATTGGAATAAGATTGATGTAACACCTTACGCAATTAACAAATGGTTTGGTAAGTTTGAAGCTCTAGGTCAAGATGAAGTTCGCAAGAAGAAAATGGCAGAGAATCCTGAATTAATTTGTTTAGAAAAAGGACATAACTTTATAGACCACGATTACTTTTTCTATTGTATTGTGTGCAAATTAGAGCAAAAAAAGTAGTCGAACATTTGTTCTAATTAAAAATCTATAAACAAAGTTCTGAGATAATTTTTACTGTAAAATTAACAATTTTTTTAAAAAAAATAAAAAAATCCTAAAAACATACTATATATAGTGGTTTTTATTAATAATTTAACAAATAAATCCTTTACATAAATCGAAGATTATGGTGTAATTAAGTATGCAAATGAATGAAATAAAAAAAGCACTAAGTTCTAAAGGTTATGAATTAGTTGAAACTAGTAACTTAGAAGATGATATTACAAGATTGCAAGGATTTAATAATTCATATAATAATTTGCCTATTGTTACTAAAGGAAAAAT